AGAACGATGTTAGCATTTGGAGAAGTACAAGATGTGTCGCCACTATTTGCGCATGTACCTGAGATCTGGCTGATATCTACATCACCACTATCGCCTACGAAAGTAAACTCAAGATTTTGAGCACCATCGTTCTGCAATGTGTTAATGTCATTTGAATCACCCGTTACGTCTAATGTCCAAACGTTATCATCACTTTCAAAGTCTACATCGAATGCATTTGAACTACCTAATAGAATAAGATCAGCGTCTAGTCTTTCTGCACTAAACTCATACCCTTGGTCTATATCAAATGTATTAGAATCTCCTGTGATATCGAAGTTGATATCTGAACTGTCTGCACTACCGATATAACCAATATTCCAATCTGTAGTATTCGAATCACCTGTTACATTTAGCGTAATATTACTGCTATCTGATACAACTGGTCCAAACAAAACGTTTGAATTACCGGTAAAATCAAGATCAATATTTAGTGATGAACCTGTAATAGACATGTTAGTTCCAGAGCCAGAGGAGAAATCGTCTCCACCAACTTTGTTACCATAACCGATTTGATCGATATACAATTCTAAGGTATCACCAGATTGAGTAATCTTAATTTCGTTATCGTCAGTGGAGCCAAAAACAAAAGATGTCGACAATAGTAACACTATACTAATTAGTTTCTTCATTTTCGTTATCCTCTAACTTATGACCTTCGTTAGTCCCATCAACTTGATGAGGGTGGCGATGGCCGTCCTTTATTACCCAAAAGCCTCTGTCATGGCCCTGGTATATTAGTTCCAGTACTCCCGCTTCAATAGCCGTTCGTACCGCGTATGTCACTGACTCATTATTACCCACTCCGTCCTCATACTCTAATAACCGTGTGCCTTGTTCATAGTATCTGAACACATCACCATTGGATCCATAAGACAATATCGTCTTACGAGCCTGGACGTTTAACAAAACTTCACCAGTAAGAACAGACACTGCTCTAATGGCTACTGTAACTACATCCTTGTGATACCTCTTGGAGAAACCAACACCGAGCGTTCGTGCGCCTCGACCACCAGTTAATACGTTAGTATCATACCCTATAATTCCACCTTCAATAATAATCCCAGCAAATAATAGTGGAGCTACACCTTGCGGCTTATCCTTGTCCGCAAATTCTTTTCTAGCACTTCGAATAATCTGTCGCTCTCTGACTAGATTATCAATGCCTTGACGTTCAACAACTCTAAACCACTTGCCGTTAGCAGCAGTTTTAAGAGCATCGACTAACATTTCTGTTCCGCCTTGAGTTACTGCTGTAGAAAAATCAGCAATACCTTCTCTATTCTTTCGTTGTCCTGTCTTATCCGTAAATCCATATACAGCAACTACTGGCATTTCTATTGCATCCGGCAGGTTTAATAGATCTACAAATGATGGTAACCTTATTGCTTCTGGTTGATCAACACATACATATTTACGAGAGATATGTTTTCGAAATATATCTTCCTTTAAACAATTCTGAGGGTCGGCTGAATACTTAGGAAAGCCTGCGCATCCTGATAAGAATATAACTGATAATAAAATCCATTTAAACATCCCATTCCTCGTCTAAACCGAAATCTACATCAGCAGTATCCGGATCTTGTGCAAAGTTACCAGTTCCTACCGGTATTTCAATAAGTGTTTCAGTGCCGTATTCGTCTACGATTCTTAATTGTATTACATCTTCGCCTGAAGCCTGAGTGAGTGTCTCATAGGTTACAACATTACCCTCAAGAGTAAACGAACCAAACGTTGCAGCGTTATCATTAGAGAACATTGATTCAACGAGTTGTTTAGACATTTGAGAATAGATACGGCTCTCTAAGTTACGAATAAACTTAGCCATTGTGGTATTATCAGCATCTCGTTCTGCAGCCTTTCGTGCAGCTTCTAATGCATCTTCAATCGCTTTCTTACGTGAGTGTTCTTGGTTCTCAATGGTTAAATAATGAGCACCAGTTCCTACACCACTGAACGATGGATTTTTAAATTCGAATACTATATCTGCTTGTACGATACCACTGAGTAGTATTAATGCGAATATGCTATTTTTCATTATCCTTTAGTTTTTCACTCTCAATAATCTTTTGCCGTTCTCGATATTCCAAGACTACGTTTACTTTCTGTTGTAATCGTATCATGTCTTGATCAAGCATTCGTGTTTGGTCTATCACACGAATTAAGGCTATATGCATTTCATCTATTTTAGGTTGAATATGTTCATTAATAAAGGCCCACACATACCAAATAAAATAGCCCATGCCTACAGATAGGACTGTAGGGAATCCATATTGTGAGATTAATCCAGCTATATCTTCCATTAATCTCTTCTCACGTCTACTTTGCCATCTTCAACAAAGTTTTCGGATCGAGCTACTCTATCAATATCAGGCCTTAAATCTAAAGCACTTGATACCAATAGATCTATTTTCACTATTTCGTTACTCATAGTCCTTGCTCTATTCTGTAAAGAGTTACAGAACATAGTTAGTGTTTCTATCTGATCGACAATACCTTGCAGGATTTGTTTAATTACAATGAATATAAACAAACCCATAACCAAGGAGCCCGCTATTGGAGCTCCTACTTGTGCGATAAGACCAAAAACTTCACCCATTAATTATATATAATGTTTAGTGACTATATCCAACTGCTACACGCTTAGATGTACCACCTAAACCAGATATTTTATCTGCACTTCCTTTAGCTAAGGTAATTACTTCGCCTGCTACTACTGTGACTGATCGAATATTACCACCAGCAGCATCAGTAATAGTTACTACTGTACTAGCTGTCGCGTGAGCGTTATGAACTCTAACCAACGAAGCTCCAGATACAGTTGTCGCGGCGGCGATGAGTTCTAGAGCAGCTTCTGCTCCTAATAATCTTGTTGTACTTGCCATTTTTTTAAACCTCTTCTAATCGAGTCATTAACCTTTCGGCTCTATTAGTTACTTGTCGATACCAACGCGAATCTCTACCTTCTTTAGCAGCTTCTTTCCAATCACCAGCTACAAGAGCTTTATTGTGATTCTTAAATTTGCTTAGTCGAGTACGACCCATATTAAACATCATGTTAGCAACTACTTGTTTTACTTCTTCGGGATAATCTTCCCAACCTTCATGTAGAATCTTACAGTCGTCAATAACAGACTGTACATCTTTCTCAAAAACTTCAATGACACGGTCTTCTGATACAGCCGTACCAACATCTGCTTCGTATTCGCCATCTGATTCCAATACCAAATGTCCAATACCAAACGTTGGATAACCTAAGTGATCTAAGTATATCTCATTCACTTGGCCTTCATCAATTATTAATTGTTCTCTTAGTTTATCAATATTCATTATAACTCCTATCGTATAATTTTGCTTATTAAGTCTTCAAATTGTTCTATCTTATCTACTCTATTTGGCCATAGAATATATTCCTTATCAGGATTTTTCTTTAGGTTACTAAGTAGTGGTAAGATAGCGTTGTAAAGTTTATTTAATTTATCTTCTAGGTCTTTAGCTTCAGCAGATGCATCAGAAGCTACAGTCTTAACCGACTGTACTGCTTCTAGTTCGTCTTCATCAACTGCTGTAAACCCAAAATCAAAATCCAAAAGATTATCTGACATATATCTATTCTCCGTTAATAGATCTATTTATAATCTTTTTGACCTCATTACGAGAGTTTTGTTTCTTTTTATTTGGTACAACGTGTTGGCGCTTGAAAGGACTATCCTGGTTGAATAGTACTTTGTGGAATCTTGTCTTCGGCCGTTGAGGTCTTCTCGCTTGTTTCATCTTCATTCTCTACTTTTTTCTTACCAAATATCGCATCATAATTATCGTTATACTTTTGGGCATCGACAGATCTTTGACGACTGCCTTTACCACCTTCCCATTGTCCAGACATATTAATTGTTACTCTTTATATACATTAAGTTAGGTGAAAAGTTTCTTTCTCTTTGATCCATATGCTCTGAATGTAGACTATACCATTCGAGTGCTAGGGTTTTCTTAGTAAAGGTAGGACTTACAACCTCACCCGCACTTTTCCAAAAGTAATCAATCCAACCGTCTTGAACAACAGATTCTAATTTCATTTATTAACCTTCTACATTCCAATTTGTTTTTTCTTTAAGTGCATACTGACAACCGTGAATATAATCACTATCTTCGTCGTTTAAATGTGCCCAATAAAGACTCACTTTATCTATAAGATTTATAACCTTATCAGGATCTTTAAGATGAACCTGTGATTCCATCATAGCTTGAAGTTCGTCCATCATTGGTGTTACTTTAGCATAAATTCTATTCATAAGTTTTCCTAGCATTTAATTTCCTGCAATATGGTTATAGATATCTTTCCATTTCCAAAATCTTGGAATAGGACCATTAACTTCATCAGCATTATGTTCATGTGCTACAAGTATTGGATTAAGACCCATTGACTGCCCAAGCTTTGCGTTCTTTGGTTTATCTTCGATCCACCAACACTCGGTATCACGGTATGGTTCTAAGGCTTCGTCTTTATCCCAGCCACAGCCAAGAATAACATATTCATCAAATAGGTTATCACCAAATAACAGCTCTAGGTTTTGAATGCGTAGCTTTTGTGCATACTTATTTGTGCTTAACGATGTAATGCAATGGAACTTATAACCATGAAACATGTTTAAACGCTTCATGTAATATACTGCATCTCTTAACGGAGGTAAAAAGGCAATAGCAGCAGAGTCATTAAACTCTCGAACTAGCTTTTTAGCTTCAGGTCTTTCTAAATCAAATTGTACACCAATGTTGTACTCGGTTGGATCCGTAGGTACTAATTTCTTTTCTAATTTCATCCAGTGACGAAACGCGTATTCCCAATCACATAATACGCCATCACAATCTACTAATATAATGTTATCTTTCATTCTTTATCTACCAAATAGTTTTTCTCTTCTATATTCATTAATTACCTTCAACAGCTTCTCAGTCCAATTATCTCTATGTTCTATAAACACTTGTGGTTCATCATTATCCACAGCAATCATTACAACTAATTGTGTAATAGGAATACCAGTGCGTTCTTCCCACATGATTGAATAAGCACAGCATTGCATGAAGTAACTTTCAATCCATTCTTTTCTCTTTGGTTTACGAGAAGTCTTGTAGTCGATAATAGAATCTTTACCATCCCATACACCAACACAATCTACACGGCCTGCTAATCCTAAGTGTGAAGAATATAGCGGAGCTTCTTGTGCATAGACTTTATTGAGTCGAGTATCCAGGATGTCCTTTACATCGTAGAACGATTGCATAATATGTGGCATTACATCTTTGCCAAAATCTTCATCGTTATCTACATATTTTTCTAATAAGTCGTGTACTGCAGTACCACGTGTAGAAGCTTTACGACTAATTTTATTAGCTTCTTCCTCTCCTACTCGAGCTCTCCACTCTGCTATTTTATCTCTCGATAGAATAGATAGGACCGTAGTGATACTAGGGTATTTAGTTCCATCAGGTGTAGTATACATTCTACCATTGCCTGTTGAATTAGCGGATAGATCATCATAACCTAGATCTACTGGCTCGTGAATAAAACTCATGATTGTTTCCGCCAAGGCTTTTTAGCACCGTCTTTTGGTTTACCTTTAGCGGCCATTTCTGTTTTATATCCATTAAGGATAAACTCTAATCTATACTTATCAATCATAGG